CCGCAACTTGTTCTTTTACTTCCTCTACTTTTTCTTGTACTTCCTCGTTTGTTATTTCTTGTAAAACGGGTTGCTCTTCATTTGAAACGGGCTCCCGTACTTCTGGAACCACTTCTTCGCTACTTTCCGTGTTTTCGGATTCTCTGACAGGAACATCGCTTGCATTTGTTTCTTGCTCTGGAATGGCATTTGCTTCTACTTTGTTTAATTGACCTAAGTCTACTTTAATTAATCCGCTATCTTCCTGTGTAATAGGAGACGCTTCTTGAGGTTGGGTTTCTTCAGTTTTCTCAACCTCGGTTTTTACTTCTTCTTCCATGATAAAATATTATATAATTATTACTATTATTATTACCTAGGATCACCTGATCCTAAATTGAAATTACCGTTAAGTACATCATTGCCTGATGATTCAAAGTTTTTAGGCATTGAATCGTTTTTCCTTTGATCTATTAACTCGCTTTGTTGCGTTGCTTGTATTTTAGTTCTTTCGTCTTTTCTGTCTTCTCTCTCTGTTAGCTCTGATTTTTTGCCTTGCACCTCCATGCCTTTAAGTTGCATGTTCATTTGAAACTCGAGACTCATTAATTCTTTTTTAGCAGCAACTTCAGCTTGCATTTTTTGCGAATCAATTTGAGCCTGCATCTGAGCTAATTCCATTTTTTGCTGAGTTAACGCTTGCTGCTTTTGAATCTCAGCTTGAGCAGCTACTTGTTGAGCTTGAGCATTAGCTTGAGACTGCGCCTCAATATTTTGCTGTTGCATTTGCTGATCTCTTTCTTGTTTCTCAACTCTTCTTATTTTTAAAAGCTGATTAGCTAAGTTTATGTTTTTTATTTCCCTTATATCTATAGCGTCAGTAAGATCTATTAAGCCTGCTTGTAATGCTGTTTGTATATTGTTTTCTAATACAGCTTTCTGTTCCTCATCAGGCTGTAATTCTATAAATATACCAAAATCATATAAATACAAATCGCTCATTTCTTCTAACACTGCTACATTTTGATTGCCTATTTTATGTATAAATGCTTCTTTGGTTGGGGAATATTCTATTATGTCTGATATTCTCAAGGACAAATTTTCGCAAAGATCTTGAGCTAAAAACAAAGTAGAGTCTAATATATGCCTAGTAGCCGTATTAGAATTTGCAGCTGCTAATTTTTGCACACCCACTAAAGCTCTAGCATCCGGAGTACTTCCGTCTCTCGCTTCATTCAACCCGGTGACGTCTCTAATCATTTGCATATAATAATTATATGTTTGAATTAATGATTGCAACTTAGCCCCCCCAGATCCAGATTGTAATTCTTGAATAGGTACTTTACCGGGATTCATATCTCCTTCTTGTGTAAATGACCTACCTATTACAGAACCTGTTTGAAAGAACATATTTAACGCTTCCTGCGGGTTATAGTTTGTTCCGTTACCCAAATCTACTTCAGCCAGGCCGTCTGCATCGAGATAAACCCCATCCGGCACCATCCTAGATAATACTTGTTGTAACTTCAAATGTGTTAACTGAATCATGTCAGCAAACCCCGTTATTCTTGACACAATACTTTCTATACGCCCTTTATACATTCTTGGAGCGACTATACTATAATTCATTTTTACTTTAGTATAATCACTTTTTGGACGTATCATATTAGCCGCCATTTCCCACTTTAATGTTTTACCTCCTAATATTTTAACTCCTTCATATAAAACTTCTAATGATCTAGACAATTTTTGTATACCATATTCAACATATAATTCCTCAGGCGGATTAAACTGATCGTCTTTCGGTATTAATTTTGCAGCGCCTGTAGCAGACTCTTTTACTTTATACACTTCATTAGCATAAGTTTTATAGTTATAATATAAAACCTGAACAGTATTAGAATCGTCTTCGTCGTAATTAGTTAAAGTTCTATCGTAAAAGCCATTATTTTGATATGACTGACTAGATATTTCTTTTAGATCTTCATTAGTCAAAAACGGAAATTGTTTCTTTAATTCATTTATGTGAACACTTTTAACTTCTCCTACATAATATATATCGTCAAAATAGGGAGATTCGGTGTATGACCATATTAAATTAACGGGATCTACGTAGTCGATAGTAGCTCCTTCGGATTTACTAAATCCATTTTTAACTGCAGCAATTCCTATAGTAGCTAGGTCGTACGTGCATCTTTTTTTGATTAGGTCGTAATTATTGCCCTGAAGCAATGTATTTATGGCTTGCTCTTCAGCTAATTCAACTTCTTGCTTATAAGACAGTTGCATGTGCAAATTAAGTTCCTCTTTGTTCTTTGGTAAATCGTCTGGGTTATTTTCAAATAAATTAACACCAAATTCAGCTTCTACGTATTCGCCTAGTTCTTTCGTTTGCATATCTCTAAGTATAGATTCCATATACTTAGTTCTTTTGTCTACACCATAAGGATCTTGAGAATAAGCTTTAACATCAAACATTCTCTCTGATATTCCATTAACTAGTATGTCTACAAATTTAGGTATTATAGGTACAGGTTTCCAATCTAAATTAAGATAGGATAAATCCCCATTTATAGATAATTCATCTTTATACTTTTGCACCCCTTGCTCTCCTCTTGCGTATAATCTTAAATTATGAAAAGTGTTTTGATTACTTTTAAAACGACCAATACCATTATCAGAACGAAACCACTCGTTCTCTATCGCTCTACCTACTCTAGTTCCATAGTCTAGACTCATCTTTTCAGAATCGCTAGCTATTTGGCTCGGAAAATAACTTGTTATAACTGACTCAGCCATATTTTTATTTTTCTATTAATTTCGAAACACTTCCTGTGTTGGAGTATCTGCTTATTTTTAAATTTAGTTTTTGCTTTTGCCTTTCAGCGGCTGGACTATATAAATTTCTATTAACAGCCATTATAGCTAACCCTGAGCTTATAGCCGCATCAAATTTAGTTCTGTTATTAATATCGAACTTAGCCCAATCATTTAGCGTTGTATTAAAATACATTCCTCCATACTGTCCATCTTCTTTTAGTCCCACATATCTATCTATGTAAGATTCAATTGCAGCGGCATGTGCCTGCTTTATATCTTCACTAGAGTTTGGTATTCCTCCAATTTCTTTTTCTGTTTTAGATAATTTATTCCAAAGCCTATCCGGCCTATTCATTGAATAACCTCTATACCCTCTTCTTTTTAAATAATACAAAAGTCTAGGCTTGTTATTTTCACATAACAAAGGCATACCGTAAAACACTAAAGCCATCAATACATCTTCGAAAAACATTTCCGCTGTTTGAGGTCTAGCTAGGTATTCAAGAAAAAAGGTATTAGGGGGAGCATCTTCCATTGAAAACTTTGTAAGTCCATGAAGAGCGCCTTTAGACCCTCTACCATCTGTTGTACCACTAATATCATAACTATCACAGCCAAAAGCACCAATGTGATCATTGCCTGGCGACTTAAAGCCATTCTTAACATATTGTTTGTTTTGTAAATTTAAACTTGGCACCCAAGAAATATTAAATCTTCCTTGAGGATTAGGTGTAAATTTAACTTTAGTGTCTTTTATTCCGTTTTCCCAACTAAAACTTCCACGCGTTAATACTCCTGAATGTTTTAAGTCTTCGTTGTAATCTATTTGCTCGTATATCTTTACTAAATTATACAAGCTGTTTTGAGTCTCGTCCCTGAAAGCATGTTCTGTTGTACGCGGAAACTGCCTGTAATGCTCATTTAAGCCGTCCTGGTCGCCTTTTAATCCATCTGCCTCATTATTCCAATGCTCAATGACTCCGAGCTCGATAGGGTCGCCGTATGGATCTTCTAAAGGTTTTTCAGGAGTATCGAATACGGGCATTCCGTATTTGTCAATGAATCCTTCATAATTCCATTCCATAGGAATGAACAGACTATATAGTCCAGATTTGGTTTGTCCATTCTTATTTCTTTTAGCTATATTCGATGCTTGATATAATTTTTTAAAATTGCTACCCCCTTTGTCTAATGCGTTCGAGGTAGACCCCATCATACACTTACCGATAATTCTACTACCTAAACGTAAACATGTTTTGGTAACCCCCCAGTTGTTTAATATATTGTTAGGTCTTTCCCACTTACCCGATTCATCGTGAACTAAAAGTTTTAACTTTTCACCGTCATAACTATTGTCCCCTGTGTTTTTGTAATCTATAGTAGTGTCTAGTCCCTCTAATATTATCTGATCCGAATCAGTGTTTTGTATAGATCTTTTTGTTAATCTAGAAGCCGGGACCCTATAAGCTAATTCTTGCTTTGGTCGATCCATACCGTCCTGGATCGGTTTAAAGAAAAACGGATAGTTGATAGATATGGGTACGACTTTATCCGTGAACATCTTCTTCGCATCAGCACCCGATTTCGATAGTATACCAAATCTGGAATCACTCGACACCGTAGCTTGGTTAATTGTTTCTCCCGACGCCATGAATGAAAATCCGGAACGTCTGTTTTTAAGGTAACAAATACCGTAACAACGTGCGTCTGCCTTGCACGCTTCCCAGAATATATAGAATAACCTGTTTGATTCACGAAAGTCGGGTAACCCCACATCGATTTTTGACCACTGCAAATACATGTAGTGAGTACCAGTAATATAAGTAGGTATATTGTTGTTAAGAAACCAGTAACCATTTTCTCTTCTTTCAAATTGCTCATCTATATAGGGTTCCCATTTTTCTTTAAAGCTATCCGGATAGTCTTTCCACTCAAATATGCTTTGTATTCTTTTAAGTTCTTTAGGGTATTCTTCAGGTTTCCATAAATTATTACCTTTAGTTAGTTTTTTGGGCGTCTTAGGTAAAGCTATTTTTAAACCTTGTATATTATATATTTCCCCTATTTGTCCGGTATTACTAATAACAATTATGTCGTTATCTTTATCGTATCCGTATTTCCAGTTTTTTAAGCTGTTGCGCTTAGATAGCACATTGCCTTTTACAGGAGTTATAACTGAGTATAGATCTTGCTTGTACATTACTTAGCTCTTCTTTCTGCAAAGCCTTTGTAAGTTTTTTCCTTAGACTCTTCTTTAGGCTTTTCATTTAGTATATCCTCTTCCGCTTGTATTCTATTTAGTATTTCAAACGCGTCAAATATAGCTAGCTTTTTTGTAGCTGCTGCGTTTTTAAGTCTATCAGCAGAAATGTCATCGTCTGAATCTACAATAGCTTCTTTTGCTACTTTAATTAATTCTTCAACTGCTTTGTGCCCAGCCTGGATTATATTCTTCTTCGTTTCCTTTATATTCATATTTAATTGTGATTTGATTGGTAGGAACTCGATACATTTTTTTGCCTTCCACAATAAATTCGTATTCAGCTCCGGGTCTAAACCCTATAAGGTCATTCGCTTTTATAGATTTAAGCGCAGGATCTTTATACTTTATTATGCCTATTCCTTCTTTTTCAAAAGAACTAGAAAACATTTTTGTTTCTTTAATAGGTTGCACGAAATTAAATCCTTCGCAAGCCAGCCATTTGTTATCTCGCTTGTAAGCAAATATTTGATTAGGTTGCACAAAATATTTATCTTCTTCGTAAAAACTTCTTGAATTTTTTTCTTTACCACGTATGTCTCTAAACCTTCTGAATACATTGTGATGTATTATTATTATGTCGTCTTTACGTATTTTAGTGTCGTTGAAATAGGGCTCTGAAATAACTAGCCCTATTCTTGACACATAAGAATGATTCTGTAATTCTGTGTTTAATATAAATTCTGTACCGTCTATATTTAATTTGTTTTGATAACGACCCTCCAATGGCCTTACCACAAAATCGGTATATCCTTTCATTAATACTCTAAATTATATTCTATTGCTATTGCCATATTTTTATTAAAATCTTTCCAAGGCAATACTTCATTATTTTTAGTTATATATATTGAATACTTATCTTCTTCTTCAATTATACTATCTATAATATGACCACCATACACTTCCTGACCTACAGAATAGTGCATGGCGTCATTTTTATAGTCTCTACCTATACTTATCTTACGTACTAGGTGCATTATCTTTCATTTCTCCGGTAACTATATCTATAGATACATCTCCGTATTTTTCTTCTAGTGCTTTTTGCACTGACTCTAGCACATCTGTTTTCATTTTCATGGTGTGCATTAAGTCATGCTTTTGTAGCTCAATACCTCCAACTTGCATTTGCAATCGGTTAACAGCTTCAACTGCGGATTTAACCCCAGTTAATTCATCGCTTGTAATGAATCTTTTACCTATTACAGGTACTTCTTTTTTTGTTTTCTTTTTTGCCATTTGATTAAATTTAAAATTAATATTCCGTTATTTTATTTATTACGCGTTTTTGTTACTTATTGATTTTGCTTTTTCATACGAACGTCCAACAAAATAAGCGCCATAGACAGTAACCAGTAAAGTTTGAAATATAGGTATATACTCTTCAGCTATTTTAAACTCACCTATATTACCATCAAAAAATGCACAAGCTGTAAATATAACTGTTAAGTATATAAGTACCATAGGCCTTATATTCTTTGATAAAAAAGAATCAGACTTCATATCTGACTCCCATCTTCTAGTTACTTGCTTTTGCGCATCTGCCTCCGCTTGTTGCAATATAACCTCTATTGCTTTTTTAGCTTCTAGCTTTTCTTCCTTACTTGTTATAAGGTTATCGAGAACGCCTCCAACTTCTTTGATAACGTTCCCGGTAAGCCATGACCATATTTTATCCATTATTTTCCGTAATAACCTTTCTTATAATTTTTTACAGGACTTTTTTTATTATCTTCTCTTCTTTTTTTTCTGGTTTGCTGTTGCATTGTTTGCTTAGCCGGTGAAGCATTTCTAGCAGCTTTTCTGTTGGCTTTGTTTTCTTCTCTCGTTGCTTTTCTGTTAGCTCTGTTTTCTTCTCTAGCAGACTTTTTGTTAGTTCTGTTTTCAACTCTAATATCTTTTTTAGTCTTAGGAGTTGGTTTAGCGGTTGCCTTGGCAGATATTTTTATTTCTGGAGTTTTTTCTACTTTGGCTTTTTTGATTGTTTGTGTCTTAACCTTACTTACCGGTTTTTTGCTAGCAACATAGCCTTTAGTAGTAGCATCTTGAGCCCAGCCTCGTCTGGTATACTCATCGTATCTTTCTTTAGATCCCTGCTTCATTTTGCTTAAATCATTTGCTTTTGGCTTTGAGTCAGATTTGGTGCTTTTATTTTTATTAGGTACTTCCGCATTTCTACTTTTGTTAGGCACTTTAGCCCTTGCCTCTAATAACTCTTTTTTATTTTTTGCTTTTCTGCTTTCGCGCTTATTTTTGTTATAAGCTTTACCCTCGCTCGTAGAGTTATACACTGCGTCTTTTAGAAAATTCGCTATAATCCCATCGCCTTCCTTACGCTTTCTTGGGCCAGGTTCTGTTTGCTTTGCCATTGAAGGATTTTTCTTCATGGGCACACCCATCGATTTCAACAGAGGGTTTGTAACTCCGCCTTTGGTAGTCTTTTGAATCTTTGCTGTAATCGGAGTACAGCCTTTTTGTTTGTATGCCATCTTATTTGTTTTTATATGGTAATAATTTGTTTAATGTTTCTTTTCTTCTGTTACAGCCGCAGCCACCTGGTATTTTATCAGCTAATCTTTTTATGCCAGTTGCTTTTGTAAATTTTTCTATTGAATCTCCTAAGCCTTTTGATTTCATAATATTAACAATTCCATCTACGTCTAGCCGCTCTACCTCTTTCTGAAGTCCAACTTTTAGATCTAGCACAAAATGCTTTTCTACGTTTTGCAGCTTTACCCCCTTTTTTTAATTTAGAAGGATCTTTAGTAACAGCTGTTTTTAATTTACTACCCGGATTCTTTCGTCTATACTCGGCAGTTCCTTTAGCAGTCATACCTCCCCCTGCTGCTGCCCCAGTTCCTGTTTTGTTAGCTTTATTATAATACCCTAAAGATTTTTTACGAGATGGAGCATCCCCTTTTTTTTTAACTGGGGATTCGGGAGCTGCTTCTATTTTAGCTTTTAAATGCTCTGGCAAATTATGTTGCTTGCCTTTTAAAGCTTTTGCCAATGGTGATTTTGGTGATTGTGAGTATGCCATAATTATTACTTTTTAAAATAGTTTTTCTTCATAGGAGCTCGCATAGGAAAGCCAGTAAGTATTTGGCCTATACTCTGCGCAGCTAATCTGTTTTTATTCCTTTTATTTTTTGCGTCATCTATCAATTCTTTTTTAGTGTAATCACCTTGCGTTTTCAAAACATCAACCTCATAAGCTTCTCCTGCTTTCCTTCCGAACGCTTGAGCTTCTCGATTTAGTTTTGATCTTGTTTCAAAAGCCGCTCTTTCATTTGCTATTTCTTCTTGCTTAGCTGTGCGCTTAGACTGATTAAAAGCTTTTCTTCTTTCTTTTCTTGATGTACCGTCAGCTTTAGCTTGTTTTCTAGCTTCTCTAGCTTCTTTTATTTTAACTCTTCTAAGATCTTTTTCTGTTTTCTTGGTAGTACGATTCAATTCTCTAGTTTCAAGATCTCCAAGAACTCTACGCTTTTGTTTTTTATATTCCTGTATATCCCCTATAAAATCATCAGTACCAGGTTTTTGTTCAGTGAATGTCTCAAATTCCCCAGTACCCACTTCTTTAGTGTTCTTAGCGGTGTACGCTTTTCCGGCCTCAGTTTTTAGCCATGCTTCCCATTTGTCATTATCCATATACCCTCCGGATCCATCATAATCGTCAGTGTTTACTGTTTTAGTTTTTTCTCTCCTACCGGTAATGGTTTCGCCGGGGCTTCCTTCCTCTTTGTAAGTCGTACGGTAAGCGTCGCCTGCTCCTTTTACTAAATCAGCCTGCTTTAACGCAGAGTTATACTCTCCAGCAGTTTTAGCTTTTTTTGTTATTGGTGTGGATTTATACATCTTATTGTTTTTTATATGCCTCGGCTTCCCAAGGTAAGTTATGAGCTCCTTCTTCCATAGTTGCTCGTGAATATACTCTAGCTGGTGATCTTGTATCTTTTTTCCAAGTTACCGTATTATTATCATACTGCAATCGACCTTGTTTCATTTGATCCATGTGAACTTTTTCGTGCTCAATTGCTTCTTGTTTTTCTTTTCCTTTAAGACTCTTATCTATAAATATAGTTCCGTCATTATTAGCTTCCGCTAATACTCCTCCATCTTTTAAATCTTTTTTAAACACTGGAGTATCATAAGTAGATGTTTCTTTATCTACACCTATCATGTCCGAGAAGTCTTTAAGTTTGAATGCCATTATCGTTCTTTATCTTTAATCATATCGTCAATAGCCTTGTTAAAGGTTTTATCAGTATATGTTTTGTTTTTGTAAAATACGCTCCTACTAGATTGCGGTAAGTTTTCCTCACCTAATAATATTCTATATACTCTTGTTATAAGAGACTTAGCTTTCCGAGACATCTGATATACTGCATATTTAGACGATGTTCTATTTCGTTCTTTAAATACATCGATCCAACCTTCCCTTCTTAATCTCTCCCATCTGTTTTTATCCCAGGTGTAAGTATAAGCTCCGTCTATAAAATCTTGTCTTCTAAAAAATTCTTTGCAATCCAGATACACCAATAACTCAAAATCTGCACTTGAAAGTTTATACGTTTTAGTAACCCATCTTCTAGTTAGCCTATAGTACTTAAAGAGGTTCATGTCCCTTAAATCTTTTGGCGATAGCTTCATTCCACTAAAACAATATCATTTGCTTTTATAACATATAACATCTTGTCATTCCAGTCAATACCAAACCCTGCGTGTTTGTCGTACCTTATTATGTCACCTTCTTTTATAGTCGGTACATTCTCCCCAACGCTTACAACGTTGGCTCGAACATATCTTATATCTGTATTTTGCTTATCTGTTAATTCTAAGCCAGCAACCTTCTTAGGTGCTTCTTTTATTTTGTCTACAACTACGTAGTAATTTATTGCCTGCATTATGCTAATCTTTTATTACTGATTACACAATCTGCAGAAATTATAGTATTGACAACACTAACTGCATTCTTCAGCGCCGACTTTGTAACTAACACAGGATCTATAATACCTGCTTTAATCATATTAACTTCTTTACCGGTTTTTACGTCTATCCCCCTATTTTTACCTTTGGGATCAGACATTGAGTGAATACCTGCATTTGCTAATATAGTTTTAAAAGGTGCTCTAATTGCTTCTAGTAATATTTCTTCACCTTCATTTGCTGCAACAATTTTATTAGCAGCGTTAAGTAAAGCTATTCCGCCTCCTGGCACTATACCTTCCTTATAAGCGGCTTTTGTCGCATATATTGCATCTTCAACTCTATCTTTCTTTTCTTTTAGCTCTACTTCAGAATCTGCTCCTACGAACACAACCCCTACTTGGCCAGACAGCATAGATAATCGCTGTTCTAATTTTTTCTTAAAGAATGGATTTGTTTCGTCTTTTAACTTAGCGACTACACTATCTATTCTTTCTTGTAATAAATCGTTATCAGGTTCTATTTGCAATACTGTGCTTTTATCATTAGTAACTGCTTTAATAGCTTCTCCTAGTACGCTTGGATCTATTAAATCTAAATCATCACCAAGCTCTTCGTTTATTACCTGAGCTCCGGTTAGTATCGCAAGATCTTCTATAGTCTCTTGTCTAGTGGGTCCAAAACCTGGTGTGTCAATAATATTTACTTTAATATTACCTTTAACTTTATTTGCCATTAATGTAGCAAATGGCTGCTGCTCTACTTCTGATATTATTAATAAACTTCGCTTGTTCTTTACGACGTGTTCTAAGACACTTTGTATCCTTCTGATATTTGGTATCGGCGAAGATACAATAAGTACACACGGATCGTCTAAAACAGCTTCACCCTTGTCTTTGTCGGTTGCAAAGTGCGGCGACTTTAATTTGGAATCAAATTGTACGCCTTCAACAAAATCCACGTAAGTCTCATTAGTTTCTGACTCTTCCATTAAAACAACCCCGTCTTTACCTACTTTTTCGTAAGCCTGTCCGATTTTGGTTCCTAGCTCTTCATCATTATTACAACTTATTATTGCAACATTTTTTAACATTTCGCCTTCAACTGGAACACAGTTTTTATCTAAATACTTTTTTACTTTTTCGGCTCCACTTGCAATCCCCGCTTTTAGATCTCTTACGGATGTTTGCTTATCTTTATTAGCTTCTTCCAATAAAGCGTCAGCTAAGACAGTAGCGGTTGTTGTACCGTCCCCTGCCTCTCTAACTGTGTTGCTAGCAGCTTCTTTTATCAAGGTAGCTCCTATATTTTCAACCGGATGTAATAAGACTACGCTTTCCGCAACGGTTACTCCATCTTTTGTTATTACCGGTCTACCTAAGGCATCTTCAAAAATTACACATTTACCGCTGGCCCCTAATGTGGACTTTACCGCGTTTGACAATTTCTTTACGCCTTGCATTATTTCTTCATTGGCTTGTACGCCAAATGTAAGAGTTTTAACAATCTCGCTTGGTTTATTAAATTCCATTCAATTATATTTTAATTATATTTAATTTTGGTCTACGTATAATTATTACGTATAATTTTAATCTTGCAATATTTTAGTCTCCTTAGCAATTATCTAAGTAGTTACAGATAATACCTCTACAATTGGGTTAGTAGCCCATAAAGAGCCTGTCGGCGCTGGATTTAAAGTTATAAGATCTCCAACCGCATAGCCAGAACCTTCATCTCCAGTGTTAATTTGTTGAGCTGATATATAACTTCTGTTTTTTCTTTGGAAATAATCAACTGTTACAGCAAACTTAGCGCCTGTACCACTGCCATCAGTGCTAGATTGCTCAAACACATAGGTTCCACTTACATCGCCGCTATATTCTCCTACTTCGTTAATACTCGATGTAATTACTGCACCACCTGTTGATGGCAATTCCCATACTTGTACATCTTTTATAAATGCCTCAGTGATTGCGACATCTTTTACCCCAATCTCAATGATTTCTACATCTTTTATTTCTATACCGTAATCTGGCATTATGCAAAGATTAAATAAGCTGTTCCTGTTACTAAATTTCCTGCTTGATCTGCATTATCATAATTAGTTTTACTTATCTGAACTATATTAGTTATAGTTGAGCTTCCAAACGGCTCTCCTGTCGTTACAGAGGTTACTTGGTCTTCTAATAAATCTGATTTTTCAATATACTTTACCTGTCTGCCTGCACTAACATCTACTATAGCTAAAATATCATCATCCTCCGTTGAGGTTAATTGCGAATTGCTTGCAAATATAAAATTATTATTTCCAGAATAATCTAAAGCTATTGACCCAGAAGTTGTTATTGTTCCGCCTGTTAATCCTCCTAAAGCTCCTGATGTTGCTGTTATACTAGTTACAGTTCCACTTCCTCCGCCTGCATTTTCCCACGCAACTCCAGACCCTGTTGAGGTTAAGACTTGACCATCTGTTCCCTGCGCACCTGATACTTTTAAATTAACTAAATCTAAAGTATCGTCAACAGTAACAGCTCCATTAAGGTAAGATGTTCCATTGTTATAGAAATCAAAAGATGAGTGGGTAGCTGCAATACCTACAGCAAACTTACCTGTTACATTAGCTCCACCTGATACTGTAAGCCTCTCAGCAGGACTCGTAGTCCCAATCCCTACTTTACCAAGAAAGTAGGAAGCAGTAGTACCTGTGACACTTAAACTATCATAATATTTTATTGCCATTTAATTATATTTTATATTATCCTATTTTCTGTACCAGTATTCTAACTGTAGTTGGAGGAGTCGCATTGAAAGTTAAAGCTACATCATTGACGCCTGTCCTATCTACAGTAGCGTAGATAGTTTCCTTAGTAGCATCATCAAACAACTGCACTATAACATCCAGGCTATTTAAACCATGATTTACTGTTTTTGGGGTACCAGCAGTTATACTGGTTACATTTGCTGCAAAAGTTGTGACCCCGCTAGTTCCTGATAATAAATTAGCAACTGTAATTTTTTTGTTTTTTCCATCACTTCCTTGAGACTCATCAAAAATTACTAGTTCATCATCCGTTGCTGGTGCAGTTAATGCATCTAATCCTGTTACGTCTAATCCTACAGTAGCTGTACCCCCGGAATAAGTTACTGATAAGCCGTCTAATAGGTCCGCCGCGGAAGCATTTACATTACCTATACCTACCGTAGTTAAATCAGCTAGATCAATATTGTTTTGTACGGTAGTCCAATCAGCAAGCTCTGTTGGCGCGTCAACCTCTGCAATAAGAACATCACCAACACGAACCTGCTCTGCGAAGAACGTGCCTGGATTAGTAACAGTGTATGTCCAACCTTTTTTGATATCTGAACTAGGCGAAGAATCTAAATCAGGCGAGTTAGTCCCTGCATTATAACCCCCTTGATATATTAATCCACCCACAACTGCATCGTCAATGTATGTTTTAACTAATGTTAATGCATCTATTGGGATAGCTCCAAAAGTACTTTTCTTTACAATATTAGTCTCGGTAGTTGGTGGGTTAGCTCCCGGTGTATATAAATTAAAAGGTAATGTGTCATCTGAAGAGATTGTACCATTACCTGGTATCATTATATAGTTATTGCCGTAGTCTGCAGTGCCCCCATAGTTAAGATCAACATCTATATTTAAAGAGCCATCGGATGCCAAATTAGCTATAACGCTTTCTGTACCGTTAAGTACTAAAGTATTTCCAGAAGCCACGGTAGTTGTGAAGGCAGTTCCATCGGCTTTAAAAGTTTTAACATCCCAATCGTAAGTCCCTGGAATTGTATCAATTTCTGCCCACTTATTGTTTTTACTTAAATACCTTATTCCATTTCCTTCTTCAGTTGCTGCTGCCGTTCCATCTACAGCATTTAAACTGGCGTCCACAGTAGTAACCCCATTGGCAGTGGTATCTGTCATGTCTATATAGTCCGTATCGCTGGTGCCTACTTCACTAGTAACAGTTAACACATCATTAGCTTGAGTTACTAGTGTGCTCCCGCCACCTTGTATTATAACATCATGATTATTAGTGCCATCAGTTAATCTGATACCAGCAGTAGTATCTCCGGACCCTACACCCTCGAGCTCGTAGGTATTACCGCTCCCTACTGCTACCCAACCTGGAGAACCCGAACCATCATCAAGTACGTATTGTTTTAAAGTGTCTTCGCCGGTATTAAATATTATCTGCCCAATTACATTGTTAGATGAAGGGTCATTAGCCACATTTTGGATGCGTACGTTTAAAAGTTGTTGCCGATTTAGATCGATCGAATCGTAAAATTGTATTGCCATGTTTTTTGTTTATTAGTTCATATAAGCTTTGCCCGAAAACGCCGCAAAAAATGTTAGTCTTAAGTTATTGTCGTCTATATATTCGACTTCCGTATATATTTGAGATCCGGCTGTATCTACTATTGACACAGAGGGGTTTTTGTTTAAATTATGTTGTATGTTCCAAACAGCTGAGGGATTTGCTTGTGTATAAGTAAAATGTTTATCTCCTTCTAGCTCTCCACTTACAAATTCACTAAATATATAGTAGTTATCTAAGCTTATCGTTCCATTGGTTACAGAAGGAGTCAGGCTAACCTCAAAAAAGTTAGTATCAGGTAAATAATCCGTTATACCTGTTACTTTATAAGTGCCATAACTATTTCTATTACCTATTTCCGATAATATTATGTCTTTACCATTAAATAAATTAGCATAACTAGAAACCGATTGGCCTCCAGGCAAGGTTTTACTAATTAATAAGCTAGTTATTGCAGAAAACATTGTTTCATTACCGCCTCCCGCAGCAAAACTAATGGTTCCAGGCAGTCTACCTTGCGATATATCCCACTGAAATTTATAAATCATCTGATCTGCGACCGCAGTGCTGTTAGTTATGTTCAATAACTCAACAATGTCCTCAAATGAATAGTTTTTAGTTAAGAAAAGCCCGTTATTTTCAGTACCAATTACCTTATCTCCTAATGAGGGTTTTGCATCTATTGCATAAGTACTTATTCTAGCCATTCTTAGTTTTTATTTGATGGGCAACCTGTAAGCCCTACCTATAAGGGTAGAGCACCGTGGCCAACCGCTTGGGCCAGTCACTTAGGTTCCCGCTGTTTTACTTTAATATAAAGGTTAGTCTTTTTTGTTGTCCCGTGGACATCCCGGGATTATTAATAGCTCTAAGAGTAAACGTTTTTAACACAGGGGACACCTCTGTTATATTATCTTTTTCTTTTGAGATTCGCAAAGCAAAGTGTACGTTCGAGTATGTGATTACACCTTGAGTACGTTTTTTGCCTGCTGGTGCAGGAAACCCATTACTTTTAAAAAATAAGTCCCATCTAAAATCAAATTTATTGCCGGTTGCAGTAGTGAATTCTATTTCACTGGGTCTACTGCTATAAGGTGGGAGCATTCCGCTACCTGTTTGTCTTTTGTAACCTGCTTTTCTAAAATTATTAAGGCTTCTCGCGCTTGCGCTCCTCTTTCTTTCTAAAATAAGTTTATAAGTGTAATCAGATTCTATTTCAAGATTTTCAAAATCTACGCCTAGTTTTGAATATTTTAAATTAGGGACATGAGTGCTGTTCACAACATAATCCGGATCTCGAGTAGACCAAGACAAGTTCAGACCTATTAAAGCAAACTCATCAGCCGGGTTCCCTTGGATCCCTTGGTTCCCTTGAATTCCTTGTTCTCCCTGCTCTCCTTGCGGCCCCTGAGCTCCTGTATCTCCTGTGTTTCCTTGAGGTCCAGGAATTCCTTGAGGACCTTGCGAGCCATCACTTCCATCCGATCCATTAGTACCATCCGTACCGTTAGTTCCGTTCTGACCAGGCACACCTTGTATTCCTTGCGGCCCTCTTAAGGGTCCAATGTTTAACCAAGTGTCCGTAGATGTCCACACATAACCATCTCCAGCAGTACCCGCTCCATAAGAACAGCCACTATCATCGGAATCTAATATATATAAGTCCCCAGAAGTATTACCCGTTGTTGGTAAATTTGCACAGCTAGCAACAGTACCAAGTATATTGATAGAAGTACCGTCCGCTCCTGGGGCTCCTTGTTCTCCATCTTGGCCATCTTGCCCGTTAGTTCCATTCTCACCTGGATCACCCGGAGGGCCCGGAGGACCTTGCTGCCCTTCTATAGATTGCCCTATGTAATCTACTAAGTCCGATACCCTAAAATTTTTAGTTAAACTATTGTCCTGACTATCTGATCCTAGAAGTTTATCATCGGGGTCTACAATTACATCGTTAGGATACGTTTTAATTCTAGCCATTCCGTTTAATTCGTATTATAGTTATTACCACTTTCTGATTGAGTACCCATACCTTCATTACCTCTATTAGACTTAATAGAAACAAACCGCTGTCTTTTATGATCATAATCCCGCCCATCGATATTTCTACCCTCACGCTTAGCCTTATTTCGTTCTCTCTGAGAGTGGGCTTTTTTAGCCTTCCTCGCAGGACTCATTGCATAGGCTTTATCCCTAGCGGCCTTAGCTCTTCTAGCTGCCGGCGAAAGTTGTTGTCTCATACTTTGTATGATTACACTATTTTTTAATTACTTAAAACGCGACAATAGCCCCTTACTATTATTATATAACAGGCTAATGTCACATTAGTGACCCAAAAAAAAATTAAAAAAATTTTTTATTCCGCATAGGGAACCATTGGGTTACGCTACGCTATACATTTTTTTTTTCCCGTGGGGGAAGTCGATTATTTTTTACCAGCCCCCCTTTAATTTTTATTTATTTATCTGATCGTTTTGCAACTCTGGTACGTGGTTATTAGCTTAACTAATTTTTTTATTATATATTTTATTATTTATTTTATTATTATATAATTTTTTATATATATATTTACCTTTTTGCAGATCTACCACGTTGATCTAAAGATAATATAGTGGAAGATAAAATAATAATAATATAAACTTTAAATTAATTAACTATGCTTTTAAAAATTAAATCACCTCAACCTAAATTAATCTTATCACAAATCTTAAACAAACACATTAACACTTATCCAGTCACCCTATCAAAAGATTCTATAATCATACATGAAAAAGATCTTGACCCAATCAAAAAAGTATACAAACAAAACTATATTAAAATAAAACAAGTAACTAACTGGGCTAAATAGTCCAGTCCTAAAATGCAGATCTAACACGACCGATCATAGATAATAATAATGTAACTAAATAATAATAATATGACTAAAAATAATAGAATAGATCAATTGATCAACGACAGATACCCAGGAAAAGTACAAATGATCTATAGAGTGATCAACATAATGAGAAGAGATTATGATCAGGATCAATTCCTTGAGGAAGACATAATGGAAAACATACTAATGGAACTAGATATAATATAAACTTAAATTAAAAACTATAATATGGATGAAGTAGTAACAACAACAGCGTCAAATTTAGAGTATCTAAACTATATCGCATATTACACTGTAGAAAAAGAAATTGTCGAATTTAAAACAAAATAATATGGACGAAAAACAAGATCACTGGAACGAAGAATACCTGTACACTCAGGCACTGAACTATGACTATGAGCTAGCGCTCGCAGTAGAATATCTTAACTCACTAACACAAATAAATTAATATGTACGAAAAAAATTATAACATCTGGGATGAGGTTATGCGAGGCATAGCTGAATCGGATCGAAGAACCTTAATCTGTCAGGACATGTTCGGGCAGGATGATCTAAGAGGACTAACTCCAGAGCAGCAAGATCTGT